CGAACAGCGCATAGCAGAAAATGGACAGCAGCCTGTTCAAGCAGCGCGAGGCGGTTTCCTAGCCTAAAGAATCCGCTGGCTACCCACGAACCCGTGGCCCCAGCACAACCGGAGCGGCTACCCACAGCCATGTGGCCCCGCAAGTGAGGTAAATAAAATGGCAAAAGCAAGAGGCCACCGTGCCAACAAAGCAAACGACTCTTTTGGAACCGTCAACAACGACAGCTTATATCGCGGAAAATACCGGGATGAAGTTTACCAAGACGAAGAAGATGAGGCGGGTGCAGAAGCCCAACAAGATGCTGACCCTGCAGAACAAGAAGCGGCTACTCAGCAAGACGGAACGGGCAACAGTTTCGTGGAACAAAAGAAGGAAGCTTCAGATGACCACGATTACAAAAAACGGTACGACGACTTGAAACGTCACTACGACGACAAGGTAAACGAGTTCAAAAGTGAAATCGAATCCCTTCGTCAAACAATGACAAACCATGCGACGGAGATGCCACGAGGCGTAACTCCACCGCGAACAATGGAAGAACTGGAAGAGTTCAAGGAACGCTACCCAGATGTCTTCGAAGTTGTTCAAACAGTTTCAAGTATGCAAACCGAAACACAGGTTGCAAAACTCCGTGAAGAACTAGGTTCGATTAAAGAACGGGAACAAGCCCTAGAGAAGAAAAACGCCTACGAGCAGCTTCTCAGATTGCATCCAGACTTTAATGAAATTAAAACGGACCAGCAGTTTCTTTCATGGCTCGAAGAGCAGCCTAGCTCTATTGCAGAAGGTATCTACAAAAATAGTACTGATGTGAAATGGGCGGCACGGGTCATAGACCTCTACAAAGCCGATACAGGCTTAACGACTACCAAGAAGAAGTCCAAAGCTGCCGCATCTGCTGCAGAAGCCGTAACAAAAACCCCTGCACGGGAAATACGGGCTGAAACCACAGACGGCAAACAGGTTTGGAAAGCTTCGCAAATCGCCAAGATGAAACCGCACGAGTTCGAAAAGCTGGAAAGCGAATTGGACGCGGCACGGTCTGAAGGGCGAATCGACTTCAACTCTTAATACTAAACCTCAAAATGGAAGGAAAAGCAGATGGCTTTTACTCGCGCTGCAGGTTACAATAACCTGCCTTCCGGTAACTTTACACCGGAAATCTTTAGCCAGAAAGTCCTCAAGTTTTTTCGTCGCGCTTCGGTTGCTGAAGACATCACGAATACTGATTACGCTGGCGAAATTGAGAACTTTGGCGATACAGTACGTATCATTAAAGAACCAACAATCACAGTAAGTGCCTACTCACGTGGCTCTGTGGTTAACCCACAAGACTTGGCTGACGACCAGACAACTATGGTTGTTGACCAAGCAAACGCATTTGCGTTCAAAATCGATGACATCGAAGAGCGTCAGTCTCATGTTAACTTTGAGGCACTGGCTACTTCTTCAGGTGCATACTCTTTGAAGCGCAAGTACGACTTCAACATCCTGCAAGCAATTGCTAGCGGTGCTGGCATTGCCGGTGCTGATGACGCATCACTTGCTGGTGGCTTGACTTCAACCAACACTGCTCTGGGTACTGCCGGTACACCAATTGCAGTTCACACTGCTCCAGACAACGCTGTCAATCTGATGCTAGAAATGGCAAAAGAACTTGATGAGCAGTCTGTTCCAGAAGAGAATCGTTGGTTCGTTGCTTCTCCTGCTTTCTACGCCAAGCTGTTCTCAGCCGGTGCAAAGTTTGCAGAAGTACAGGTAACTGGTGACGGCACTTCACCTCTGCGTAACGGTCTTGTTATGCAGGGCAACATTGCTGGCTTCCAGTGCTACAAGTCTACCGCTCTGGTAACTGGTGGAACTGACGCAGTTAGCATCACTGGTGTTACTGCTGCTGCAGGTGAATCTGTTGTTTTGGCTGGTCACATGTCAGCCGTTGCAACTGCATCTCACATTGCAAAAACCGAAGTAGTTCGGTCAACTGAAACCTTCTCCGACATCGTTCGTGGTCTTCATGTGTTTGGACGTAAAGTCCTTCGCCCAGAAGCACTCGTTCGCGGTGTTGTAGATACAGTAGCGTAAGGGAGACTAGAAAATGGCGACTTATACTATTACTGGTGCCGGTACTACCGGCTTCCCTGCAACTGGCCCTAACGTTCGCGTAATCAGCGAAGTTGTTGACTTTAGCGCAACGACTAATGCTGCTGCTGACGTTTTTGAGGTTATCGGCATTCCTGCTAACACTGTTGTTCTTGGTGCAGGTATCAATGTTATCACTGCAGATTCTGCTGGTAACTCTGGTACTCTCGCTCTTGGCGACGGCGGCGACGCTGACCGTTACGTAGCTGCTTCAACCGTAGCTGCTGTAGCGCAGGAAACTGCAATCTTTGCAACGACTGTACCTTACCTGAACGCTTCGGCTGACACGATTGACTTGACTGTTGCAACTGGCGCAATTAACGCCGTTGTACGTGTCTGGGCAATTATTGCCGACGTAACAGGTGGTGTAGAAACTGCACAGACTGTTACCTTCTCGTAACTAAAAAGTC